GAATTATGTAAGAGTGGAAGCTCTAATATATGTAACAACATAATAATTTTCAAACATTCATAACTAAAATCATATCCAGTCGTTTTCGCCCTAAGTGGGCTGAATTTACGTCACTAGTAGCGTTCTCACTAAAGATACTTGCATTTTAATTCTCAAAGGAACCTAATGAAATCCGGAATCTGATCCATACATACTATGCGAATAAAGGAATTTTAAATAAACTCGTCGACTCGTAGCTCTGTTCTACAGGAGGCCATTGGCCACTTGCCATTCATAGTCCAACTGTGTCCAGCTGACTCTAGGGGGAGGCATGCCTTCTTCCTGCAAGAAGGGCTTAAGAGTTCCTAAAAACTCTTCGAAATATTCTCTTCCGTGACCAAACGCAAAGCGTAAGGCGTCTTCGATGTTGGAAGAAAGTGCTTCTTTGGGGGGTTGTCCTGATCGAATCCAATTGACTAGTTCTTGAATAGTCATGGTTTTGTTCATTCCAGCGTGGTAGTATCCTGGGAATCGTTCATCTTCTCTAAAAGTTCTTTTTAAGAAGGAAAGTTCTTCCAATTTTACAAAACCACCGTTTTCGAAAGTCACTCCTTCCTCTTTTTGGGGAGGAGTGTAGACGATACCGTGTGCTTTATACATTTTGCAAAGCATTTCTGGATTCCAGAATTCTTTACACTGTTTGCTCACGGCTCCGATAGAATCGTCTCCTGTCTTTACTGTCCGTACATGTGTTTTGAAGGCTGACATGGAAGCTAGTGCTGGTCTAATTGCTCTAGTCATGATCAACCACAAGCAACGATCCCTACAGTTGTGTCCAACTGTGTTTCCTGTTCCTGTGATGTAGTGTCCAGAAGGCATTCCCGTGTTGAGTTTGTATACTGTCTTTCCACATATGTGGACTCGGTCAAACAAAGATGTTAAACACATCCAAACCATTTGAAGGTCAGTCTCGGGTGCTACCCATTCGTACCATTTGTAGATGACATCGGCCATCATGTGGATAGTACTGGAATCAAAAGTCCCGTCCCAGACGGAGAAATCTCCGTCGTAGTAGTTGTTGCCTACACTGGAAAGGTACTTTATGAGTTCCGTCGCGTCCGCTCCTTCCGGATTCAACGCTAATC